TATAGTCTAGCCAGCTATACCACACAACCAAAGTGTATAAAATGGAGTCTCTGTTAAAGACTGTCGTCCCTATCGCTGAGGAACGTCGATCCAGGGCTGTTCAACATACCTTCCTTGAGAAGGTTGGCCGATTATTACTGTGGGTTTGTGACATGGGTCGCAACCGAGATGCGATTAACACCGCAGCTCTCATTGAAGACGCATATCAGGCAGATGTTGAACACGTGGACGCTGATGAAGTCGAGGATTGTTTGGAACCGGAGGTTACTGAGGATACCAAATACCGGGTATCCCTTGATGAAGCCACCCCGGTTGAAATATACGACTATCAGCAGAAAGTTTGGGCGGGATGTACTGATCCTGAGATTGCACTGGAGCGAACCATTCCAGCGCCTCCATCTAGGAAACGAGCCCGGAGAATCAAGAAGAACAARGGTCTTCGATTYATCCGTGTCCTAGTGGATGCAGCGCGGGCCGAATTTGGACTCCCGAAGCCCACCGAAGCTAACCGCTTGGTGGTACAGGGGTTCATGAACAGGTTCTGCAAGGAATGGGGGGTTTGCAACTCTCACACCACTCACAATGTGTCACTGGCACTACCCATGGTTTTCATTCCCAGGGATGAAGATATCGTGGCTAGAGCGCTATTGAGCACCCGTTTTGCCAGGCAACGTGAGAGGGAGGGTCGGAATGCGCAGGGTGAGGGCTGGTTTAACAACCGGTTTGGGATTGGGGGTAAAGCGGGTATCCGCTTTGCCCCCAAATAGGGGTGCCTAGATGTCAGGCCAGGGTTCTCCACGAGTGTTTCACGTGGAGATCACCCAGACTTGGTGGTATTGCCATCAGGACGCCCCGAGAAACAGCGGCTGGTTTTCCGCTATAGTGGACTGGGCAACGACACCCTACTCGCCGTCCACAACAACTCACTCGCCAATCTTAGGAGAGGCCTCATTGAGCGAGTGTTTTATGTGGAGACGCCAACAGGATTGGCGCCTCCCCCTCAGCCCCAACCCGGCATATTCAATCATAAATTAGCCGGGTTTTCGCATGCTTTTCACAAACAYGCCGGTTCTCATTTTCCTATAACCAGGGAGCGATTCCTGATGTATTATAGGGGCAGGAAACTAGCTGTTTATWCCAATGCAGTGGAGAGTCTTTCCCTCCAACCTATCTGCAAACGAGATGCGAAATTGAAAACGTTTGTAAAAGCCGAGAAGATCAACATCACACGCAAGCCAGATCCGGCTCCGCGTGTGATCCAACCTCGATCACCTCGGTATAACGTTGAAGTGGGGCGGTTTCTTCGTCCGTTTGAACACAAATGCTTCAGATACATAGAAGAAGTTTTCGGGGAACCAACGGTGTTTAAGGGGTATAACATGTGTCAACAAGGGAGGTTAATGCGCCAGAAATGGGATCKGTAYAGAGATCCAGTTGCAATTGGTTTGGACGCTTCCCGGTTTGACCAACATGTTAGTGAGCAAGCTTTAGAATGGGAACACGGAATGTACCTCCGGTGCTTTCGCGGTGATGCAGTTCTAAAGAGATTGTTGAGATGGCAAATAGACAACGTGGGCGTGGGATTCGCAAATGATGGAATTATTAAATACAAGAAGACTGGATGTCGCATGTCAGGAGATATGAACACGTCATTGGGCAACTGCTTAATAATGTGTGCCATGGTGAAAAGCCTGCTAGAGGAACTAAATGTGAAGGGTAGCCTCGCCAACAATGGCGACGATTGCGTGATCATCTGTGAGAGGAAGGATGTGGCTGGGATGATCAACAAAATACCCTCATTATTTCCTAGATTTTGGCTTTACCATGGTCGTGAAAAGCCTGTTGACATCTTTGAACAAATCGAATTCTGTCAAGCCAAACCAGTCTTTGATGGTGAAAATTACATCATGGTTCGAGACCCACGAGTAGCCCTATCCAAGGATTTGACTTGTCTATTGCCCTTAACAAAAACCGCACAATTCAAAGAGTGGTTCACAGCCATATCTACATGCGGCCTTGCTCTCACGGGAGGAATCCCAATCTGGCAGAGTTTTTATCGAGCATTGGATCAAAAGCAAAAACTCACCGGATTCACCCTACGAACCCATTTTGTGGAAAGCGGGATAGCCTATCACTCCAAAACGATGCATCGGAAGGATAGACCCGTAGACCCAAGGGCCAGGGAATCATTTTATCTCGCCTATGGTGTCACACCAGATCTCCAGGAAGCTGTTGAGCTCTGGTATGACAACATACAAATGGATTTCAGTGACCCGGTCCCCCGTGATACGCGCCAACGTATCGAAAGCTCTCTTCTACATGGAGTATAACATTCAAAGCGACGGAGAACGTGTTGTGCGTACTCGAAGACCTGTAAAGGATCGAGACAACAAGCTGAGTGGCGTGAAGGAACAAGCCGTGGGACAAACATCCCAGAAATCGCACCAGGGTCAGGGTAATGGTGTTATGACAAACATCGCTGAAACCCAAACCATTACGGTGACCTACAATTTCAACTTTTGAGATGAAGTGTCGGTGCTGTGATAACGAGCCAACGTTGTCACCCTTGTTTCCCTTCTTTGCCATTCTGGTCTTGGTGTTAGCAATACTGGTAGTTGGGACTCCCCACGTGCAGTACCAGTCCGATCAGCACCACAACGAGTCTAAGATACAGCACATCACAATAGGAAAGTAATGTCGTCAAAGAAAGTAAAGCAACGGAGCGGTGGGCTGCAACCACCCCCGATGAAACGAGATGCCAGCTCCACCAAAACCCCACTGAAAGTGACTGCTCCGGTAGCCATGAGTAGGTTGATGGTGAGTCGCACTCCTAAGTTCAGCAGTCGAAGTAACAACATCACAGTTTCACACTGTGAATTGGTTGCTAATGTTACCAATACCACAGGCGTATTGCAAATCAACAATGCAATAACCAGTAGTATAGGTGGAGTCTACAAAGTCAATCCCGCTCAGGGGTTGTTTGCGTGGCTCTCTACGTTAGCAGCTAACTTCGACACTTATCGGTTTGATAAGCTGATCTTTCGGTATGTGCCGATGTGTGCTACGACTGAAACAGGGCGGGTCGTGATGATGTGGGATAAGGATTCCGAGGATCCCCCACCAAATGATCGATTCGCCATCTCCAGTTACCAGCACCACTGCTCCTTTCCCTGTTGGGGAGAGGGGCCACTCACTATCCCAGTAGATGGGGTTAAACGCTTCATCAATGATGAAGCTGTTGTGGACCGCAAACTGATTGACTTCGGTCAATTCATGTTTGGGGTCTATGGTGGAAGTTCAACAAACAGTATAGGAGACATTTATGTCGACTATACTGTAACACTGATGGAGGCGCAACCTACAGCGACTCTCACATTCAGCACAGATGGAAATAGTTCCGTAGTGGCCAATCGGAATGGCCCCGAAATTGGACAAGTGTTTTCGAGCACAAATTCAATCACGTGCAAATTGTATTTTGCAGGAACTTATCTCATCACCATCCGAGCGGTTACCACAGCAACCAATCCTGTATTTACCATCCTTGGTAATTGCACCCAGCTGGGAAATCTGCACGGAGTGTCGAATGGATCGGAATGGGTTGGGTACGCTACAGTCTCCTGTTCAGGAGTACGAAGCTTACTAGATTCATTTACCGTCATCACGTTGACTGCATTAGGCATTTATCAGGTCTACGTGGCTAGGATCTCTCCTAGCCAGGCTGGTCTATAGCTGCTTTCTTTGATGGGCGGTCTGGCGAGTCCTAAATGGCGAACCCTTTGACCCTAAGCGCACCATAGGCCCCGAGAACGGGTTTACCGGGCTGGTGTGGCAACCAGCCGACGTCCATGGTTGTTTAGCGCTTGGAGTCAGTGTCGTCACAGGGACCGTTGCAGGTCGAGGCACCCCCTAGATCTCTACCGAAAGGTAGAGTGAGGGCGGGAGGTGTACCAAGTCACGTGGACGCTG